ATCTGATTGAGTAGCGATGAACAATCTGTCCATGCGCGATATGAGATGAGCGTATGTATCCTTGTTATCGTGGATAAACTGTATGAATTTCATACGCTCTAGTGCACCATTTACTATCTGACCCACAGTAAGACTACGTGTGTATTCAACACTGGCGTGTGCTAAGTCTAGCGCAGACTTGATGGTATCAGTGTTCAGGGTGCTCCTAAAGATTCTCATCTCTAGGGTATTGCGATTGAGAGTATTCACGGCAGAGTAACGGTCTGAATGGTTATCACCATACCGCGCTAACTTATGCTTGAATGTTTTGACATACTTATCCTTGGAATCATCATAGCGTTGGATATCGTCAAACTTAGCCCACCTATCGGAACTACGGCCAGCCATCTTGGAATAGAAGTCTGGGTTAGCATAGACAAGTTGCAAGAATCGGTGGATATGAGCACCGTTATTGAAACCTGCCCTAGATAGGTGGATGTGAAGGCCAGCAGTGCGAGCAGACCAAGCCTTCATGCGGAAGTTATTACGTAAGCCGTCGATCACTTCCCAGAACTCGGGAGCGTGATTTTTGAAGTAATCATGGGTCATTGGGTGGGTTACAATCTCGAAGCCACACTCAAGTGAGCCATCAGATTTAAGATACGCTAAGCCGTGATTCTCTAGGTTGTAGGCATACTCGGCAGCGTTGTTTCTAGTTTCGTATTCCCCATTGGGGGATTCGATTTCAATCTCCACGCCAAGGTATAACACATCGGCAGGAGTAACAGGGTTCTCATTACTATTGTGGAACTTTAAGTCGGGTGTGTATGAATAGTCATGAATGAATCGTTCATCCTCTGCATCCATGCAACCGCAAGGGTCGTAGTAATACTCACCGCAACCTTCGCAATAAGTAAGAACATCCATCCAACACGCGTCACACCAAGTCCCGTTTCTGTCCTCGGCATAGTAGATGTCGCCAGTGTGCCACACTTCGCAATTATCACACCAACGGGCGTAATAATCAGAACATGTATCACACCATATAGCAGTATCATCTACCACTCGGAAGTCATCATCTACACTTCCGATTGTTTCGCAACGCTCACATATTCGGACACATTCGTGGCAGAGTATATCACCGTTGCTTGCTGTTTCAGTTTCATCGCTTACGCCCCTACTGCAACTTACGCAACTAAGGACTTCTTCATCTTCCATATCGTATCCTCTCATAAACTGCTGTATGAATTTCATACAGTAGGCAGTGCTTGATTACAGGAACCATACTACACTACCGCCTTAGCATTGTCAATTACCGCGTCAGATATATATGAGCGCAGGTTAGAGGCTTCGACTTGTAGTATGCCGAAGTCATTACGCTTATGCGCTTCCTCTTGAAGGCGTAGTGCTTGACGTATAACCTCGGCCTGTCTCTCGGTTAGTTGTATTTCGATCATCTTAATACCCTTCTACTAATAGGTTAATCTGTGCGCCTTCTTCATCTTCTACTAACTGATTATATTCATCGGCTACTCGATTGAATAAGGATATGAAAGAGCGTTGGTGCCAATCCTCTGCCCTTTCATGATTAAGTATTAGGTCTGATGAATTTTCTAGCCCAATAAGAATCATGAGTAATTCATGCTTGCTATCTACATTCATCGGCGTAGTTCCCTACGATACTTAATCGCTTGCTTCTCTAGCACGTAGATTCTGCGGAAAGCCAGAGTCAATACAGAAGTGCTAGCGAATAGTGCTATTGCTAAGGCGAACAAGTCGCCAGGGTATAGATACATGCCATTCTCCTTGCTTAGATAGTGTATGAATTTCATACACAGTGCCCACCGCAGGAATCGAACCTGCGAACCACGCACCAGCGTAGGCTACCAGCGGAACTACTCAGCCCAATCTGAGTCCTCGTCGCTGTCCTCTTCATCTAATTCATCATACAAGGCGTCTAGGGATATATCTACGCCTAAGTAATCTTCTTCATCGAGAATCTCGGCAAGTTCCTCGTCGGTAAATATGTCATGGCCGATAGCCATGAGTTCATCATCAGTATTCATCGGGCTATCCCTTCATTCACTTGATAATCGCCGATAAGGAAAGAGTGGGCAATCTCTAAAATTTCCTGCCACATCTCATCCTCGGTGAGTAAGCCTTTCGCATGTTGATACATCGCTTTATTTAAGCGGTCTGCGTGATTCATGCGAATGACCTCGCTCTCTCGATTGCTTCTACGCCAGCCTTGCGGATGGCTTCCTTGCGCTTATTGTCTGCCGCGATATTGGCTAAAACTTCCAAGTGGGTTGCTTCTTTATATTCTTGGTTGATTGCTTCTAGTCGGGCGAGAAGTTGTGCGTTAGTCATAACTTAACCTTTCGCTTGTAAGTGTATGAATTTCATACACCCTTACCAGTAATGAGCATGGCTCAACTGATAACCCAATAATACTCTAGTGCCATACCTAATGCAAGCCAAGTCAGCCTTCTGGCCGTATTATTTCAGGACTCGGGAATGACCCACGCAGGGCCAATCGCGTAGTGAAGGAGTAGCCTACCCGACACAAACCGACACAAACCATCGCGTAATGAAGGAGCCCCAACACAAACTTTCGCGACCTCGGCGCGTATGAATTTCATACACCTCGGCGGGTTGCGTGGATCATCGCGGGAATTTTGGGCAAAAAAATAACCCGCCTTTCGGCGGGCTATCTTTGGTCTGCTTATTTCTTGGGTGTTGAATTGTCCGCGATTACCTTTAACAATTCGCTAACAGCCTTAAGGGTTTTAAGGTCTGTCGCTTTTAAGTCGCGCGGGTTCTTGGTTAGTGATTGAAGCCCTGCGAAAGTTACCGCCAAAACCTCATCCACAGTGCGCAGTTTCGCCACTGGTGCAGACTCAGTAATTTTGGTGCCTTTGGTGCCGCGCTTATTGGTATTTATCACTGGCACTGACTCGTCTAATTCTTCAACAGAATTGGTGATGGTTAGTGCAGTGTCCACAAGTTCAACGCCAGAGTGGCGTTGAAGTCTGGTGGCAAGTTTCAATAATTTCGCCACTGGCCAAGTATCGGCGCCCGATTGGGTTTCGATTATCTTGGAAGCAGTAACAATATATTGCGCATGACCTTTTTTAATTGTCGGAGCGTTTCCCATAGATGACGCAAGTTCGATTGACGCTTGAATGATTCGAACAGAAGTCGCGCCTCGATTAAGTCGAGATGCAATTTCGATAATGAATTCCATCTCGCCTTGTTGATTTATTAAACCTGCGTAAAGGTCGCAGATTTCTTGGTCTGCTTCGATTACTTCTGGCGCACTCTTGATTTTTACTGCCTTAATCTTTGGTGCCTTTGCTGGTATTACTGATGATTTTGAAGCCATGATTTATTTCTCCTTAATTGGGTAAGTGTATGAATTTCATACACCAAGCGAGTTAGGTCTAACTCACTGCCTTCAGTATGCCAGAAAACCAGACCTAATGCACCACTAATCAAGGCATAAGTCGTATTTTTTTTAAGCGTGTTTTGGGGGAGTTTTGGAGCAGGTTTCGATGATCCAACTTTCCCGCCTATCGGATCATCAAATATGCCAGGGCTTGGGCTATTCCTGGCGATTCTCCTGGCAAAAAGAAGCTGCAAAACCCACAATTTCACGGGTCGAATTTCACGGGTCGAATTCATAGCGATATTCAATTACTTCATGGGGGATAGTTACTTGCCGACAGATAGGTTGAATTGTTAAACCGATTAAATAATCACGAGATTAAAACCCGATTGCCGATAGGCAATAGGTCTATGAATTGGAATTGGTAATGCTTCTCCAGATATTCCATGCAGTAATTCTATTTGCCCGTAGGGTTGTTGAATTGGGGCCCCCAAGTATATTTATGTCTCACCCAAAAACTTTCTGTTATATAGACAATAGCCCCCCATATTGTATAAAAAAGCATCAATTATACCCGATTTCTTAAATATATCTCAGAAAACCGTTCGGTTTTCGTATTTGAACAGGTTATCTTATATGTATAGAAATACATATACGGAGCCTGCTCCGCTTAAGGCTACGCAGTCTCCTATATAATAGATAATTATATTAATAATATATATAATGGGATATCTATGCCCGTTAACAGGAACCGTTATATTCGTTATTAGGGGCACACATTGGCAAGCAAGAACCTATCCAAAGAAGACTCCCAAAAGAAGGTTCTCGCCCTCCTTGAGCAGGGCTCATCCATTAAACTGGCTATGGAGAATGTAGGCCGAACAGAGTCATCCTACCGTCAGTGGTCCTTCCAAGACCCCGACTTCAAGGAAAAGGCAGAGAAAGCCCGCCTTGCAGGCAAAGGAATCCAACAGGACCTAGCCGAGTTAAAGGACATCTCCTACCCCGACTTCTGTGAGCAGTTCCTAGATACCAAACTTTTTGATCATCACCTTGACTGGCTAGACCTTATTGACGGTAAAGAGCCTCGGTGGATTCACCCCTCTATGACTTTCGAGCAGGGAGCCCTAAATCGTGTCCTCATCAACGTTCCCCCAGAACATGCCAAGTCAACGGTCATCACGACCAACTATGTCACCTACAAAATTGTTACTAACCCTAATGCTCGGGTCATTATTGTATCTAAGACTCAAGGCATGGCACGTAAGTTTCTTGGAGCGATTAAGACAAGACTAAGCCACCCAGCATTTACCAAACTACAGGTGGCCTTCGGCCCCTCTGGTGGTTACAAGCAAGATGCGACCCAATGGTCAGCAGATATGATTTATCTAGGAACGGGACGCGACTCAGGAGAGAAGGACCCAACGGTCCAGGCACTCGGATTCGGATCTCAAATCTATGGCGCACGTGCCGATTTGATTATCCTAGATGACGTTGTGATGAACTCAAATGCCCATGAGTGGGAGAAGCAAATTGAATGGCTTCAAAAAGAAGTTATCACGCGCCTAGGGCGGCACGGAAAACTACTTATTGTAGGAACCCGTGTCGCGCCTATTGACCTCTACAAGATGATTAGAGATGGCTCACAGTGGACAGGTGGCAAGAGCCCCTTTACCTACTTCAGCCAACCAGCAGTATTAGAATTTGACGAGAAGCCTGAAAACTGGAAAGCCCTATGGCCAAAGACTGACAGGCCCGAGGGAGACGTAGATCAACCAGATGAAAACGGCTTATACACCAAGTGGGATGGACCCTCACTCTTTATTAGAAGGTCTGAAGTTGCTCCGTCGGTCTGGGCTATGGTCTACCAACAGGAAGACGTTCAAGAAGATTCAATCTTCGCCCCAGCCGCTATCGCAGGTTCCGTTAATGGGATGCGAAAAAGAGGGCCTCTCAAACCTGGGGTCCCAGGACATCCGAAGCACGTTGAGTCTGCATACACAGTTATGGGTCTCGACCCAGCGATGACTGGAAACACGGGTGCGGTAATCTTATCGTATAACCGTGCTGATAGTAAGATCTATGTATTAGATGCTGTCAATATGACAGAGCCTAATCCAATGAAGATTAGAGCATTGATTGAAGAGTGGGTAACTAAATACCGCCCTCAAGAACTGCGTATTGAAATTAACGCCCATCAGAAGGCTTACGCCTTAGATGATGAACTGCGTCAATGGCTTGCTGCTTATGGCACAACCCTTAACTCGCACTTTACGGGTAAGAACAAATGGGATACATCTTTTGGTGTAGCCTCTATGGCTTCGTTATTTGGGACAATCAGAGATGGTCGCTTTCAAGATAACAATATAATCGAACTTCCAAGCAATGAAGGTTCTGAGGGTCTCAAGACCTTAGTCCAGCAACTTATCACTTGGAAGCCAGATACCAGAAACCCAACAGATACAGTTATGGCCTTGTGGTTTGCTATTATTCGCATAAGAGAACTTATGCAACAATCTTCAAGAGTCGGACAATATCAAAATAATAGATGGGCCACCCGTGCACAGAAAGCACAGCGGGGCTCTATACAACTAGATGAAGCCTTTGCAGAGCAATGGGTAGAAACCTACGGATAGGAAAACAATGGCATTAACAATTGAGCAGGTATCAGCAAGGGTTGACTCCTTACGCTACCGTTCTTCCGAAAGAGACGCCAAAGCAGGCGATGTTCTTGCTGTCCGCCAAGGTAAAATTGCAGACGTATACCCAGACTTCTTTCCAGATGGTGTAGATGCCAACGTAGTAGCCAACTTTATCGACGTAGTAGCCCGAGATCT